TTACGAATAGTAATGATCTCATTAAAGACAATAGGCTGACGAGACATACGTGAGTTAGCAAGACCTAGCCAAGTCCAGCCCTTTGAAATCAATGAGGCGGTTACATTGCCTGATTCTGATAGAGGAACTAACTGAGGTCCAAGAACATAGGCTGGAATGTCTGCATCATCTAACTTAGATACATCATCTAGTGACAATTGACCAGAGATGATGTAATCACCTTGGTCATTTTGTACACGAATCTTATTAAGAAGATCTACGTTGATTTCCTTCTCAGCGCCTGCTGTAGTTCCACGCTTTTCAAAGATTTCTCTTGCTCGATTGTAAACAATCTCAGCGTGTTGTCTTTCATCAATACCTTTTGCTGCAAGTTGTGCTTCTTTACGTAGAGTTGGATTCTTTTGCATCCAATCCATAATCTTTGCGATGGCAAGTTCTTTGTCATCAAGGTTTGCTAAAGCAACAGCACCAAGTCTGTCGTTTGCGTAGTAGTTAATACGCATAAGCCAAGTAAGCAGAGCTGCTTCGTCTCGGTTACCCAATGAACGAGCCTCAAACTTACGGCCTTCTTTTGCTATTCCGTACTTTGCAGCTTTTGGCTCATTGATAATGAGCGCTTCGCTGCGAACACCGTGTGAGCGTGTGAAGATAGTTGACCGTGTAATGAAGTCACCACCGGTGGCAAAGTTACCTGCACCCTCAGATACTAGAGACATAGAGTTATCTAGGTTTCCGTAGATAAGATGCTCTGCAAGAATCTCTGCTTCGTCTTCAAACATAGGCTTCATACCTAATGCTTCACGATAGCGGTTTACTCGTCCAGATGTAAGAGCAGTAGCAATGATACGACGGGTCTGACCTACCGCACCACCTGCTGTTGCCTGCTTAAGAGTTTCAATTTCTGCTGCAAGATTTGCTTTAACAACAGGATCTGTTGTGATCCTCATTGCTTCTCTTTTAGTTTTAATCTCTTCGCGTGCTTTAACGATCATATCGTCAACTGCTGTAATTTCAGCCTCGTACTTAGCTGCTTCATTCTTATTAAGAATACGAAGCACTCCACCTAGTGGATTATCTGACCAAGTTTTAGTCTTTCTTGCACCTTCTAGTGCTGTGTTAACACGAGTAGAAAGGTAACGGCTCTTAGCAAGACCCCAAGGGCTTGCACCGATAGCAAGGTGAACCATTAAATCTTCAGATGCGTTACGAATAGCATAACGTGGACCAGCAAGTGTTAGGAATGACCAGTATCCAGTCATATTATCTACCCACTGCTTGTTAGCCTGACCAAACATTCTGCCGATAAGACCGCTACGCGCTGATGCTCTGTCAATATCTACAAGGCTAGGCGTGGTCATAAAAGGATTGTAGTCAGATGGGATTGCACCAAGGTCTGGAAAGTCATCAGCAAATGTTCCTACAGAAAACTTAGCGTCTCCCTTAGTAACAGTCTGGTTAACAATCTTTTGACCAGCTTCTGTAAGGTTTAGACCGCGTGCTTCTGCGATAGTTCCCCAGATACCCTTGACCATTTCCTTGCGCTGACCAACTTCAGTTGAGGCTTCAAAAGTTTCTTGGATCATTCTTGCATCGTACTTAGTCATTACAAGACGCGCTAGACGGTATACCTGTGTTGAAGCATCTGGCGCAGTTACATCAAATACATCATCCTTAAACATAGGAGCGATGTTGAACTTAGCCTTAAATTTATCTAAACGCTCACCGATTGCTCTGGATGATAGTCGCAGAACGCCCTTGATATCTTGAGATGCTTTTACCTTTTCGCCAAGAAGTGTGGCATCTTCTGTAAGTGTCTTACGAATTCCATCTGTATCTGGCAGTTGACCGTACAAGTCATCTATGATTCTAGGAGCAAAGCGGTCAATGTTAATGACCCTATCTGCACCAGTGATAATTGCTATACGTGCTTTACGTGTTGCATCCAAACGTGGGAGGATAACGCGCTTGCGCCCGATAGAACCTTTAATTACAGCGACTGCTTCTTCTGTATCTAGCAAGAAAGCCCTTGCAGAATTTGCATCTACTATGTCAGCCTTTTGAAATGCTTTAATTACTTCTGGACCAAATTCAGGTGCAAGAACTTTAAGAGCATCGCGTGCTTCTACTAATTCTTTTCCTTTGCTATTAGCGTTTTGTAATCCTGTGTACTTAGCAAGAGCTGATCCATACTGATCCCAAAATGCTATAGCATTAGGATTTGTGAAATACTCTGCTACCTTTTGACCTTTGGTAACAGCATCAAGTGAGTATTTGCCCACTACGTATAGAGAGCGTAACTTTGATGCAACAACAAGCGGATCTGCAAACAAACGGTAGGCAGCATCTGTAGTTCCAGACACTAGACCATAGACTAGGCCATTCTTCTCAAGTGCTTCAGGAAGGATAGCGTTAGCAATCTGGCGACCTGGAGAGAACTTAGCTCTATCTACCTCTGCAAGAGTGTCATTAAATAACTCACGTGCTGCTTCAACATCATTTACATTGGCAACAGTTTTATTACGCGGATCTGCCAACATAATGTACTTCTGTTGCTCAGGTGTAGCAGTTGCAAATATCTTTGATACGTCTTCGCCAGCCTTGATACGCATAGCGATATCTACCGCGTCGCGTCCATACTTTGCTTTGGCATCTTCGATGCGTCCTTCATTAAATACTTTGTCGCCTTTATCGTTTGCTTTATCCCAAGCAAAGCCAACATCACCTTCTGATAATGGAATTGCAACAGCGCGATAGGCTCGTGTCATTAAATCAGATGCTTCGATAACACCCTTAAATGCAAGAGTTATAGGGTTGTAGTTAGCAGCATAATGCCAAGCACTTCCAAGCCAACCACGAGATGGCTTAGTAGCGGGATCTTCTACACCGTACTTTTTAACAAGGTCTGCTTGTTGGTCAGGAGGCAATGCAGCATACTTAGCTGCCGCTGCTTCTTTAGGAAGGTTAGATAGTTCTCTATGTACAAAAAGAGATTTAACTAAATCATCAACTTGTTTCTTTTGCTCACCTTTAAGGTTAGCAGCTAACGCTGCTGCTTTAAGATTATCACTCATTAGTTACCCTGCGCTAGTGCTTCTTGATACAATACTGCAACCTCTCCAGTTGTATCATATGGAAGCATTGCTGCTAAGGAGTCTGAAAGTTTAATCATATTCTTTTGCATCATTAAAGCGTTAGATCCTGGACCTGCGCCCATATCAATACCTGATGTAATTGGTTCATTAGGACGTTGTGATGGTGCATATAATTCTGTTATTGGTCCTTGTGTTGCAGCATCGCGTACATCGCCTGCACGAGCAGGACGAGTATCTGCAGTCTTGGCTAGCGGAGCGCCAGACTTAATAGCCTGTGTCTCAACGCCTTCACCGTATGCTGTGGAACCCATTTCCAATTTATCTGTACGTGTAGAGAACTTACCTGGGCCTGCTGGTCCAGCCAGTGGATTCATCATACTCACTGTTTGTCCTCCTCTAATTTTTCTAAATCTGCTGTCATATCTTCCCAAGCCCTATTGGTTTGAGTAAGATGATTTGAATGATAAATTGCTAACTCCATTAGCTCACCTGTTAATGTTTCAACAGATGATGCAATGTTGTGTATAAAGCCTACGCCTACAACAACTAAGTCAAGAAAGCGCACTGGGCGAGGAACGTAGTCATTATCTTTCATCGCTCAGTACACCTTCCATTAAAAAGTTATTATCCCTTTTTGACTTTGTTTCCCTTGCGTCCTGCTGGCATCATTGATGGCATTACTTTGCCGCCTGCTGGCTTGGAGTTGTCCATCTTGCCTTCCTTTGGCTTAGCCATTGGAGCTGCTGCACGTGATCCTTTGTTCATATTACACCTCCTCTGATTATGCTGCGCCGGTGATACCAGCTAGTAGTTGGGCTATATCGGGTTTTTGACCAGCAGCAGGGGCCTGACCAGCTTGTTCTTGTGGAGGTTGCTGCGAGGCAGGAGCGGGGGCCGCACCTGCTGCTGGAAGCTGTTGCTCCATACCTGGTGCCATAGGTGGCATCTGCTGGGCTGGAGGTGGTTCTGGTGTAAATGCTTTTTCAATAACTGATTCTAATGACTGTCCCTTTTGACGACCTTGGATAACAGATGCGATACGTGAGATAATCTCACTAGGGTCTTGGCCTTGCGCTGCAAGGGCTGGAATTGCTTGAGCATACTGAGCAACAGCCACCCGCAGAGAATCGCGCATTTCTTCGATATCAACACGTTGTTCCTCCTGCGTAACATTTAAGTCCATTGGAATCTCAC